AATATCGTAAATGGGGAGCAGACTATGTGGTCGGTGAACGAAACTACGGGGGGGCGATGGTCGAAAACACTATCAGGATGGTTGACCCGGCGATCTCGTTCATCGGGGTTACGGCATCCAGAGGAAAGGCCGTTAGAGCCTCACCCGTCGCAGCTCTCTATTCGCGACACGGAGTCTACGAAACAGGACGAATCCGACACGCCACGTTCAGTCCGGAGCTAGAAGATCAACTCTGTGCCTTCACTCCGGGCGGTTTTGTCGGCGAACGTAGTCCGGACCGCGCGGATGCGATGGTTTGGGGTTTCTCGAAGCTGTTCGTGGACGATTTGGCTCAGCAATGGATCAGTCACTACGCGAATTTGGCGAAAACCGGCAATCCGAACGCGCCGCTGGTCACCAAATCCACGGAAGATCCAGAAAATCCTGATCTGACCAAAGTCTATCAAGACACATACGCTCGTGCGATGGGCGATGACGCCGACATCTGTCAAAATTGTCGCCAACCTGTCGTCGGTCAGAGAATCACTGACGGCATAAACTCATGGCACGTTGGAAGATGCCCCGCTCTGCCACAATAATCGACCGCGAAGAGTTCGCTCATCACGCATTCAATGCGGTGTTTGGGAGACAGTTGCCACAATTTGAAGGGCACATCGCGGACGAAATGGTTTTATCTGTCATCGAGACACTCTGTGACCAGATACGACCTGAGCAGCGGAATTGGTTTCTTCGCTACGTCGAAGAAAGGATGAAACCGAACTAATGCAAACACTTCTTATCTTGCGCCAACCTAACTCGCAACTTGGTATCACATTTGTCGGTTCAAATACCAGAACACTGTACCGGTCGGTGCCAGTGGATTGTATTTGCAATGTCGATGATACCGACGCAGCGGCATTTTTGTCCAATGGTCTAGCGGCCCTTGGAATTCCGTCTGGTGGAACCACAGGTCAGGTTTTGACCAAGAATTCCAATAGCGATGCAGACGCGTCATGGGAGGCACTTCCTGCTGCCGCGTCGTTAGATCATGCAATCATCGTAGGAGCGGCGGCAGGTAATCATACAGTGACCGGTATCGCCACGACCAACACCTTGCTCGAGGTCATCTACTATCCTGGCGCAGGAATCGCGGTCACTGATGTGATTGATCTCACAGGCGAATTCACCATTTCGGCAGCGAATACGATCAACAATACAGGTGGGACGAACACTACGGGCGGGAAACTTATAGTTCGGTGGCACACATAATGTCCAAGCGAAAGAAGCGCAGCAACCTGACCAAATATCCCGGGACTACTCCAGGCGCGAAAGTTACTGCGATGCCTGCCGTCACCGGCCCTGTTCCTCGTACACCTGCGAACGCTGGTTTCAAGAATAATCAGCAGTCGATGCAGGACACGAATGCCTATAAGGAAATGGCGCGCTCGTATGTCCGCGATGCCATCGAAGAACTGGACGCGAACAACTTCTTCAGTCCTTTCCAGCCGGTTCGACCCTATGGCCCCCCGGCTGTCACGTATCCGCGTACCTTTGACTATCGAGTTGGCCTCAACCTCGATATTCACCCTGCTCGGCTTTCACTGCTCGAGCAACTTCGGCTCATGCGCCGGGGGTGGGGACTCTTGTCGACCGTGATCGAGACCCGCAAGGATCAGTTCATGCGTATCCCGTGGGATTTCCAGGTCAAGGGATCGCCGCGCAAGAAGTCCAAGTATATCGATCAGTTGCACGAGTTCTTTCGTCGGCCCGATGGCAAGAACACGTTCAGCAAATGGCGTCGCCTGTATCTCGATGATCTTTTGGTCACCGATGCACCGGCCATCTATATTTGGAAGTCGGTTACTGGTCAGCCGATCGGGCTTGATGTGCTAGATGGTACGACCATTAAGCCGTTGATCGATGACGCTGGTCGTCGTCCCACAGCACCAGATCCGGCTTTCCAGCAGATTGTCAAAGGTTTGCCGATGGTGAATCTGTCGGAGAACGAATTACTCTATACGCCCATGCGCCCGACGCCCGAATTGCCGATTTACGGTTATTCGCCGGTGGAGCAGATTTATTTCGAGATCACGGCCGCGCTCAAACGGCTTCTGTACCAGATTGAATTTTGGACGCAGGGTTCTATGCCCGAATTGATTGTGACGGTCCCCGACACTTGGGGACCGGCACAGGTAGTTCAGTTTCAGGCGAACTTCGACGCCATGATGGCTGGCAACACGAAGTTGAAGTCACGCGTCAAGTTCATGCCGGGCGGCATGAAGCCGTTTGACATCAAGAACGCCAATGGCGAAGGACTGAAGGCTGATATTGATGAATGGTGGGCGAGATTGGTTTGCTTCGCATTCAGCATTCCGCCGACACCGTTCACGCGTCAGGTCAATCGAGCCACGGCACAGACCGCGCAGGAAACGGCCGAGGAAGAAGGTCTTCATCCCTTGATGACTCACTTCAAGGAAGAAGTGATGGACATCCTCATCCAGGACCCAGATGTCGGTTTTGGGTTTGATGAGATCGAATATAACTTCTTGCCGAATCCGGAAGTCGATCAGCAGAAGCAGATGCAGATCATCACGGGTTACGTGAAAGAAGGCATTTATTCTCGTAACGAGGGCCGCGATCAACTCGGTCTTGGCGCGGTTCCTGGTGGAGACGTTATCGCCGTCGATACCACGCAAGGTCCGTTGCCGATCACAATGATCGGGAAAACAATTCAGCCGGCTCAGCCGTCTGTGCAAACGAAGACACCAGCGCCGTCTCGCAGGCAGAGCGGTGCGACAAGAGGTGGCGCTGCCTGATAGGAGTATGAAATGACTACTGTTACGCTCAAAGCCCCCTCTTATTCTGGGGGTCTGTTTCAAACATCAGGGTTTGTGCCTTCGGGTACGAACTATCAGCCGGACGCGGCGGGAAACATCCAGGCTCAGGTTCCGGATGTCCCATCGCTTCTTCAGCTCGGTTTCACGTTTGCCTCTTCTTCGGCCACCGTGACACTTACGTCGGCGCAAGTTCTCGCACTGAATACCACGCCGATCAACATCATTCCGGCACCCGCCGCATCATCGCTGCTGGTCGTTGTCGATTACGTGCTCTACAAGGGCACCGGAGCCTATACTCAGTCGGATGGTGCTGGTCTTGCATATCACGGCACCACGACGGCTGCGGACTACTCGTACGCCGGAACGAAGAACCCGTTCATCAATGGCACAACGCTGTCGGGCGGTATGGACGTGATCCTTGCAGCGGCAACCGAGAACCTGAATATCGGCAGCGTTGCTGGTCTCGGCGTCGACATCGCCGCTATCACCACGAACCCGTCAGTCGGCACGACTCCCGTTGAAGTCACGGCTTACTACAGGGTCCTGTCGCTCACGGGCGCGTAAAGGAGTCTGCCATGGACGGAGAATTCAACTTCTACATGCCCTTCTCCAAGGTGGAGAAAGGCGATGACGGATCGCGCATAGTGACAGGCTATGCCTCCACGCCGACGAAAGATCTTGATGGCGAGATCGTTTCGATCGACGCGGTAAAGGCTGCGGTTCCGGCATACATGGAATGGCGAAATCTTCGCCTCATGCATCAGCCTATCGCCATCGGTACAACGAAAGAGGCTCATGTCGATAACAAGGGTCTCTATATCACCGGCAAGATCGTCGATCCTGACGCCATCAATCTTCTGGACCATGAAGTCCTGAAGGGTTTCAGTATCGGCGGTAAAAAGCTGACGAAGAAGGGCGATGTCATCACTGCCATCGAACTTATTGAAATCAGTTTGGTCGATCGGCCGGCGAACCCTGATTGCAGGATAGACGCCGTGAAAATGGCGAAAGGTCTCGTGCTCGGGGCGACGGAGGAAGAGGAAAGTGAAACTTCTTTCCTCCGTAAGATGGTTTCAAAGTTGATGAACTCAGTGAGTTCACCAAGGACGGAACCAACTGCGCTCGTCGATGATCCTTACGGTGACGCCGAGTACGTGAAACTCTGCAAGCGCGACTTCTCGACCGCGCAGCGCAAGGAAGCAGAGGAAAAAGGTCATGCCATGCCCGGTGGAGGATATCCCATCGAGAATGAGCATGATGTCAAGAACGCTGTTCAGGCGTTCGGTCGAGCCAAGAATCCTGAAGCAACGAAGAAGCACATCATTCAACAGGCCAAGCGCCTGGGAGCGACGCACCTTCTTCCTGCCGATTGGGAAGGCAGCTCGCAGACGGAGAAAAGTGTCATGGTCAACTTCCTCAAAGAAGTCGATCAGGAAGCTTTTGAGTGGAAACACCTTGGTCTCCTTGCCAAGGCGGCTCCAACCATGCTACAGATTCCCACGGAAGTGGGTGATCGTTTAGCAAAGGGGCTCGGCACTGTCGCCGATCTCGCATACGCCTTCTCAAGCATTCGTCAGTGTCAGCGTCGGCTGCTGGTGGAAGGTGCAATTGAAAAAGATGGTGATGACGCGGCGCTCGCGCAACGTCTAGGCCACGTCGCCGCGGAGCTCGCGTCCGTAATCAGCGAGAAGGCAGAGCATGAAGCGTCCGAGGCTCTGTATCTTACCGATGCGGACGATCTTACGAGCTACATGCTCGGTGAAAAAGAGGTTGCAATCATGTCGCTTTCGTCAAGCACGAGCGATCTCGCCAAGCGGGCTTCGAAGGCCGCCCGTGGTCACATGGCGAAGGCTGCTCATCATCTGCACAAGGCCGCAGAAGCACACATGGCCGGAATGAAGTGCATGGGAAAGGCAGCGAAGATGTGCGCTGCCGCCGAGGAAGACACCGAAAAGGCCGCGAAGGACGGATTCAGTCACGCCGCCGTCATGGGTCACCTCGAAAAGGCGCACGGTCACTTCGCCGAAGCTGCCGATCACATGGATCTGGCCAATCATCACATGGAGAAGTCAGCCGACGTGACAGCACCCGGACCGGGGGCGAACACCGAGGGCCTGAGCTCCATCAGCCAGAGCCACATGACCGAGGGTGAGGTCCCGTGGTACGAAGCCGACGAACCCTATCGTGCGGGCGCTCGCGTTCAGGTGGGCAACGGCATGATGACTGCGGCGCAAGTCGATGCAATGGTCAAGGCAGCGATTGCCGAAACCAAAGCGGGATTGCTGGAGAAGCAGGTCGGCGATCTTACCACGCTCTTGAATCGTACTCCGGCAACTCCGCGAAAGGCGGCGGTGATGCAGGCGTTCGACAAGGGAGCCATCATCGAGGAAGGCGCAAACGGGAAACAGCCGTCCCGCGCGGCGCTCCTGCTCGATGGTGTCGAACTCACCGAACAGATGGACCCTGCATCGCGTCGTAAGGCGGCAGCGCACATGATTCAGAACATGATCGACAACCGTGGCACGTTCGCCAAGTCGTTGTTCGATCCTGAATTTCGTGGCGCGGCTGGCCTGAAGCGCGCGTCGGTCTAAGAAGGAGCACAACTCTAAATGCGTAACGACGCTCTCATTCAGGAATTGCTTCAGGACCAGGACTTCCTCAAAGGTCTGGGAACGAAGCTTGGTTTCGACCTGTCCAAGGCCGACACCATCAATCAGGCAACGGGCCTTGTCTGGTACGACCTCTCCCCGGTCGTCCAGTTCATGTATCCGTTCAAAGAGCTCATCCCGCTGATCTCCAGGCTCCCTCGCGTGCCCGGCGACGGCGGTACGGCTCACCACTGGAAGCGTATCACCGCCGTTAACACGCAGAACATCTCGCTCGGCGTGTCGGAAGGCAATCGCGGCGCGCGCATTGCCATCCAAGAGCAGGATCAGGTGTCTTCGTACAAGACACTCGGTCTCGAGTCCAGCACGACCTTCGAAGCCCGTTCGGCCGCGAAGAACCTGCGGCCCGATGCTCTGGGTACGGCGTCGATCTCCACTCTGCGCTCCACCATGATCGGCGAAGAGCAGACTTTGGTCCTCGGTAACGCTTCGACGCCGCTCGGTACGACACCGACTCCTTCTCTTTCGAAGGGTGGTTCGACCGGAAATTGGGGAGGCACCGTCACCGTCTACGTTATCTGCGTCGCGCTGTCCGGTTTCGGCTGGCAGACCTACACGCCGTGGAATAATTCGACAATGACCGGCGGTATCCTTGGTCAGGTGACCAAGGTCAACGCGGATGGTTCCACCGATACCTTCGGTGGTGGTTCTGCTCAGCCATCAGCCGAAGCCAGCATCGCTTCGGTTACAACGGCACAGGTCGTGACCGCAACAGTCACTCCTGTCGTCGGTGCGGTCGGGTATGCTTGGTTCGTCGGTACTGCATCCGGTGCGGAAGTCTTCGCCGGCCTCACGCAGGCGAATCAGGCAAACTTCACCAAGAACCCGGCTGCAACGAATCAGCCGATAACCAGCCTCAAAGTCGGCGGCGCGTATCAGGACAACTCAACCAACGCTCTGGTCCCGGATGGTATCCTCAGCCAGATCTATGGTTCCGTGTTCGGGTCCGGCTATACCACGACAATGTACACGAACCCGAATCTGCCGACTGTGGTCACTGCGGGCGATACCATCGCTCTGTCCACCGGCGGTTCGATCGTCTACACCAAGGACAGCGCGAATACCGGTCTCACCATCAGCGGCACCAACATCGAGGAATTCGATGTCGTGCTTCAGGCGGCGTTCGACCAGTACAAGATCGGTTACGACAAGATCTTCATGTCGTCCACCGACATCGCCAATTTCCTTGGCACTTTCTTCGGCCAGAACGCTGCGGCTCAGTTCCGTATCCTGTTCGATGCCGAAGCAGAAACCGGTCGTATCGTCGCCGGTCGTCGCGTGACCTCATACCTGAACAAATTCTTCGGGAATACCTTGGATATCGAGGTCCATCCGTACCTTCCTCCGGGCACCATTCTGTTCTGGTCTGACCTGATCCACTACGAACTGTCGGGTGTCGCGAACATCCTCCAGGCTCGTGTGCGGCAGGATTACTACCAGATCGAATGGCCGCTCCGTACTCGTCGGTACGAATACGGTGTCTACGTGGACGAAGTCTTCGAGTGCAACTTCACTCCGGCCTTCGCCACCATCACCAACCTCAATCCGACTGCGGGGACCCCCTCGTTCTAAGTCGGCTAGGTGCTCGGCGCGGTGGTTTCTCCCTTACATCGCGCCGAGTACCGCTAAGGAGAGATACATGCGATTTCAGTGTCCCCAAGGAACAGATGCCGTGGTCCTTGACCACGTCCAATACGACGCCGATCTGGAGGGCGTCATCGAAGCGCCTGCTCGTCTCAGTGATCGACTCGTCAAACTCAAGTTCAAGCCTCTCGGGCCTGTGCTGAAGAGTTTCGAGAAACCCGAAGACGAACACGAGGACGCTTAACCCATGCCGGGCAGGATTGGTGATCTCACGACGTTGGCGAATGTGAAGGCGTGGCGCGATCCAGCGTTCACGACCAACACTCTTGATTCGCAGTTACAGCGTGAGATCACTGCCTGCTCGCAATTCATCTTGAACCGCGTCCTTGAGCGGACGTTGATGCCGAAAGTCTATACCGAAATTCGGAATGGAAACGGCCAATGTTCAATGACCTTACGGAATCGACCACTGATTACCGTGAGTTCAGTGATCATCGGCATGTGTTCAGTGCCGCCCATCGTACCATCAAATCCTTGTGCATGGGGTTTCACGTGGGACCAGACAACTGATCCTATTCTGAACACCGGCACTCTATATCTCCGAGGCTATGATTTCTGCGACGATGTGCAGAATGTGACTATCGGATATACGGCCGGTTTTCTGGCACCCGCCGAACAACAGACACCGGATAGTAGCTTCCAGGTTCAGTGTTCCGTACTATCGCAGCTTCTGTCAGTCAACTGGTCCGTGGCGTATGCCTCGTCAGGGGTATTGCTCACGCCCGTCGCGTCAGCGCCAGCGGTCGGACAATATATCCCGCCTGCCGGACCAGATGGCTTCTATCAGTTCAATTCCGCCGATAACGTCGCGATGAATATCAGTTACGGATACACGCCTCAGGATGTCCAGGACGCCTGCATCATCACCGTGATCAACGCCATCAACCGGCGCGGTCGCATTGGCGAACGGTCCAAGACTCTGGCTGGTGAAACCACGGCATATGATATGGCCGCGATACCGACACTCGCGATGGATGGTCTGCGCGAATACCGTCGTGTGGAGTTCATCATGCCATGATCCGTATAGAGGTCCTCGGCACCGATAAAGTCATCGCCTATTTCCAGAAGGCTTCTGACCGCCAGAAAAAGGGCACGGTCGAAGCCATGACTGCCATCGGCGAACGAATTCTTGAAGAAGTTCAAGCCAATCTGTCTGGAGGAATGTTAAAGACTCAATCCGGTACACTCCTCCGGGCACAGGAAGTCCGCGTCGAAGAAGAGGCCAGCAAGGTATCCATTTTCGTTGGATTCGACGCGGACAAGGCTCCATATGGTAAATTCCTTCTCGAGGGCGTGGGCCATGACTGGCTGATTCAGGCTGTGAATGCGCAGGCACTCAAGTTCCAGATAAACGGGGAGGATGTCTTCGCCAAGCGCGTAACCCATCCCCCGTTCCCGCCGAGGAGTTTTTTGGCCGATGCGCTGGCGAAAGTTCAGCCGGAAATTATGCCGACACTGAGGGCTGCGATCAATGCCTAGCACCAATCCGAACTTTGATCCGATCTACGCCGCGCTCGCTTCATTGCTCATTTCGAGCAGTATTGAA